CGTCCTGCAGCTCCGGCGTCTTGTAATACTTGCCCGTCTTCCGGTTCTGCCCTTTCTGCTGCGCGGTGGCTGTCGGCGGGTTGCCGGGGATCGAAAACGTTATCATTTTTCAAGCTCCTTTCGTGCGCGTGAATTTTGGTCGTTTCTCATAGGGGAATAAACCCTTATCTATAAGGGGATTTATTCCCCTTATATAAGGGAGGATTTTGTTCACTCATGCACAAAATCGGGAAATCAAGGATTTTGTTCACTCACCCCGAAAAACGCGAACAAAATCGGGAAATCAAGGATTTTGTTCACTTGATGAACAATTTCCTTAAAAACAGGGTTTTGTTTGTTCACCCCATTTTTCGTGAACAAAACCCTTAAAACAAGGATTTTGTTTGTTCACTCTAAAATCAGCGGTTCCAGCGCTCTACGGTGGCCATACAGACCTTCAGTTCGCCGTTCGGATCGTACCTGCTGCTCACGCTTCCGGTTATCCGGAGACCCGCTCCTTCGAGGTGTTTTCCGACCGTTGCAGGCGTGCAGCCGGTAGCGTCCACGAGGGCCTGCACCGGCACCACGCCGTGCTCGTATTCGGGCTCCAGTTTGTAAAACAGATCTATAATTCCCTGCCGGCGCTGGTCGTCCTGATCCCGCTTGCGCTCACCCAGCTCCTTGGTGCTGAGCACGCCGGTGTCGGGCTTGCAGGCGTCGAGCTGCCCGGACGTGTCCACCAGATGCAGGGGATAGTCAAACCACACATTGATGGGGCCGGGCTCGGGGAACTCGCGCAGGACCGGCTCGATCCTCCACGCCGTCGAGCCCTCGGAGACCCGGCAGAATGACTGCATACTGTCCGGTACCTTGAGCTGGATCATGTCCAGCAGCGCGTCCGCGTCGCGGGCGAACACGCCGCTGCCGCTGGCGCGGTCTGCGGCAGCCTTCCCGCCCTGAGCACCCTTGCTGTGATGGTGGCAGTAGACCACCGCGCAGCCCAGCTCGACGCACAGCCGGTCCATGAGCCCGCAGAAGCGTGCTACGTCGCCCATGTCCGACTCATTGCCGCCGATCAGCTTATAGATAGGGTCAAGGATCACCATGTCGACGGGATCGTTCCTCAGCCGCCAGATCAGCTTAGGTGCCAAGTCCGCAAGCGTCAGGGACTTTCCGCGGAGGTGCCAGATGGTGATATTGTGCATCTCCCCGTTACTGAGGCCGTGCTTCTCCTGCATGGTCTTGAGGCGGTGCAGGCAGCTCTCGCGGGACAGCTCCATATTGACGTAGAGCACGCGCCCGCGGACGCAGCGCCAGCCCATCCACGAGCCGCCGGACGCCATGGCCATGGCGAGCTCCAGCAACGCGAACGACTTACCAGCCTTACTCGGGCCGGCGAGCATCATCTTGTGACCTTTCCGCAGTACGCCGGCGATCACAGGCGGCGGCAGCTCGGGAACGTCGACCGTGGCGAAGTCCTCGATCGCCGGGAGATCATCCTCCTCGGCCTCGATCCATTCGCGCCATGCCGTCCAGTCCGCGGGGCCGGACGCCTCCTCGACGATGAACTGTTTTTTGCCGCCGCGCATTACGCCGGGCATACGGCTCAGGCGGCTGGCGTTCTTATTCTGCGTGTCTATCTTGATGCCCTTCTCCTGCAGTTTGTCATAGAGGAAATTCACGCGGCGTTTGTACTCGAGCTCGCTGCCAGCGTCGATATGCACGATGGCATGGACGCTCTTGTTACCGCTGTCGACCACGCAGGCAATAGGCAGATTAAGGCTCTTATAAAGCGGCAGCTGCTTATCCTTCGGTACGTCGTCGCATTCAACGAGGGCGTATCTCCACTCGGTCACATTGGCATTCTTGACGCCCTGCCCGTCCAGCGGATTGAAGCGGATCCACGCGCCCGCGCCGGGATCGTAGTCGCCTATGACCTTGCCGATGTCTCCCTTGCACTTGGCCAGCGCCTTGAGCAGCTGTCCTGCGGTGCGGTCATACGCGCCCTCAGACGTGGGCCGGTATGAACCGTCCTCTCCGCGCCAGCTGGTGGTGACGTATCCGACGTAATCGTCCGCGTCAAACAGCAGTTCCAGGTACCGGCTCAGCTCGCTGACCGGATCCCACTTCGGCGGCTCGCGGATCTGCTCCGACTCGATCCAGCCCATGTCAATGGTGGGCTTCATCGTCAGCTCATCCTCCCAGCTGAGCTCGTGTCCTTCGCTGGGCCTCCAGCCGTGCTCCCGGGCAATCTGGACTATGCTCCCGCCGGTAACAGGATCGCCAGCGCCCATGAACGTGGCCCATTTTTTCTCGCACTCGCCCGGGTGGAACCGGGCCGGGTCTCCCCGGCTCCAGTCCTCCCACACGGAGACGGGAAATCCCGACTCCTTCAGGCTCATACCTATCGTTATCCACTCACTGTATGTCAGATCGCCGGGCGGGATCGCCGCCAGGCATTCTAAGAGATCGTATCCGTCCATTGCATTTCAGTCCTTTCCTTTTTAAGCGGTTGCCACTCTGACGCCACGATGCCGCGGGGCACCATCCAGCTGCACGCCGCGATCCTGCTGATCATTTTGCTTGCGTCCTCGAAGGCCCAGCTGCCCACGTGGCGGAAACCGTACTTTTCGAGCAGTCGGATCTGCTTCGGCGTGGTCAGCCCGTCCTCTTGGCGCTTGATAAGCCTGTCGATGATCATCTGCGCCTTGCCGAAGCAGGATATCTCGTCCGGGAATATCCCGCGGCGTTCCAGCAGCTCCAGCTGCTTCTTCGTCGGTGGCGCCATCTCTGCGGGGAACGACGGCTCATAGCTCGCCAGATCCTCGGCCTGGATCGAGTACTCGAATTGCAGCGGGTCGACTAACGCACGCTTGCGGTGCCGCTGTTCCTCCAGCATCTTCGCCAGTGCGGCCTCGCGCTGCTCGATCACGTCCGCCTGTGCAGTGGCCTCAGCTTCTTCGAGATCAACCGCCTCGGCCTCGCCTTCAAGGTTCTCAGTCATCTTCTGCGCGACCTCGGGGTTTTCGCAGATCAGGCACGCCGGGCGGCACAGCTCGTGCCGGGTGGTATGCCACAGGAAGTCCAGCACAAGCAGGTGGTCCTTGCCCTCGCACAGCCGGGTCCCGCGGCCCACCATCTGGCAATTTCCGACGATTGTCACTTTGCCATTCCGTCTCGTAACCAAGGTCCCAAGCTGGTTTTCGACGCACCAGCACAATTCGTCTGAGTGCGGTTCGGTTTGCCAGATCGGCCGCCCATCATAAACGCTCCCCACGTTCATGTATTCTTTTCTCTTCAGGTGGATGATGTAAATCTTGCGGTCGTTTGCTCCATTCGAAAGTTCGCTGATATTGGCTTTATAACCTCGCATAACAGCGGCTATCTGAAGCCGGTCCGCAAACGTCCGGTTCCCCGTTGATATGTGGTAACTGCGACGTATCCAGTCCTGTCCCGATTGCTTTGACCCGTCTCCAAGATGGATTGCCTCCAGGAGTACCTCGAACTGATCAGCGGTCATGTCCATTAAGCGCAAGGAAAAGTCTTTGCTTAGATACGGCTCCAGAGCTCCCCATCCTCTCAGATGGCTGTCTCGTCCTCTGGGCTGCCCCTTACTTATCGTCCATATGCAGGCATCGCTGTTTGACTTAAACTGACTGTTTCGCTTTCGGATGAACTTGTTATACTTAAATCCACAGCCCTCGATACATGCTTGGATATCCTTACACCACGGTTGGTGAACGCCCTGACTGATCATAACGGCATTGTTTGCTTTGTTAATAGAGCCATCTGTCATAACCCACCCGATGAAGCGAAGCTCGTCGTCTGTAAGTGGGATGCCTGAAAACTTGCCATAGCCGGAAATCGGGATCCTGCACCCGTCTCGAAGTGAAGCCATGTGTGAAGCTGTGGTGAACTTCCACCCCTTTCCCCTCTTGTTGTCATAGAGCATGCGGTGCTGGTCGGTAACGCGAATGTCCACAGCAGGCCCTTTAATAGAACAGAAGTATTCGTCGGCGTTCAGTGGACGTCGGACCTTAGCAATCGCCGGGAGAAATTCTATTTCTGAAGTCTCGGGGTTGAACGCGGCAACCTTCTCGCCCACTTCAACGTCTGACTTCCATCCCGTTTCGGTTAAAACTTCGGTCTTCTCATCCAGGCAATAGAGGCTGCGGATCTTTGTCGGTCGCAGCACCACGATGCAGTCCACGCTCGGGCAGTCCCAGCCCTCAGTCAGCAGCATGGAATTGCACAGCACATCATACCGCCCGGCGGCGAAGTCCGCGAGGATCTCCGCACGGTCCGCGCTGTCGCCATTGACCTCGGCAGCGGAGAAGCCCCGCTCCTGCAGCAGCGCACAGAACCGCCGGCTTGTCTCAATAAGGGGCAGGAAGACCACCGTCTTCCGGCCCTGGCAGTAATTCATCATCTCGTCCGCGATCTTGTCGAGGTACGGATCGAGCGCATGCCCGACGTCGGCGGCGCTGTAATCGCCGGCCTGCGTCTTGACGCCGCTCATGTCCAGCTTCAGCGGTATGGTCTGCGCCTTGATCTTGCAGAGATAGCCCTCTTTGATCGCGGTCGTGAGCTTGTACTCGTAAGCCAGAGAGTCGAAGTATTGCCCAAGGTTCCGCATATCCCCACGGTCGGGCGTGGCGGTTACTCCCAGCACGTGCGCGTCCGCGAAGTGCTCCAGCACTCGCTGATAGCTGTCTGACAGCGCATGGTGCGCCTCGTCGATGATGATGGTGCCATAATAGTCCGGATCGAACCGCTGCAGCCGCGAGTCGCGCATGAGCGTCTGCACGCTGCCGACGGTGATCCGGTACCACTCGCCCATGGCGGTCTGCTCGGCCTTCTCGACCGCACACTTCAGACCGGTGAAGGATGCGATCTTGTCGGCGGCCTGCTCCAGCAGCTCCCCGCGGTGCGCGAGGATTAGCACCCGCTCGCCGGCGCGGACCTGGTCCGCCGCGACCGAAGCGAAGACCACGGTCTTGCCCGTGCCGGTGGGAAGGACCAGGAGCGTCTTCCGCCTGCCCTGGTCCCATTCACCGTGGATCGCCTGCCGTGCCGCTTCTTGGTACGGTCTCAGCCCCATCTCAGAAGCCTCCGCCCGTCCACGACTTCAACGGTGGCAGGAATTGCTGCACATCGTTCGACTCGCCCTCACTGCCGTCCTTCTTCGTATACTTGTGGACGCCGATCTTCACGCGCCCGGTAGCGCCGCGGACCTTGCCCCAGTCCATCTTGACGGTCTCGCCCTCTTTGCCCTGTCCGATGGCGATGAAAAAAGCGCTGAGCAGTCCCTGAGTCTTGGTATGCAGGAACAGGTTGTGCGTAATCCTCGCCGTGCCCTCGACGCCCTTGATCTCCAGCGTGAGCACCGCCTTCGGGCATGCGGGCAGCTTCGCGCTGCCTGCATGGCGCTGCCGCTCAAAATCGACGACGGTGAATTCATACTCACCTTCGGGGAGCAGTGTGAATGTCGACGGATTAAGCTCAAGGCCCTCGTCCCAGTCAAGTTCGCGTTCGATGATGTTTTCTGCCATTGTTTAAGCCCTCCTCATATCAGTTATCATTTTTTTCACGCCGGTCCAGTCGGCGACCAAGCAGCCCTTGACGAAGTCCGCGGGATACATGGTGATAGGCATGTCGCCGGGGAAGTACCCGCGGCTGCCGACCGCGGCCATGACCTCAGCCTCGGAAATATTGCTTGCCGACATAAGCTGCGCCAGCTCGGGATAAACGTCCGCGAGCTGCACCGGCTCCACGGCCTTGCGCTCCTCTTCTGTCCATTCCGCTTCCGGTTTCGGTGCCTCCGGCAGGAACGGGTCCGCGAGCAGTGCGGGATCCTCGGGCGGCGGGACCGTCGCTTTCGGTTCCGGCTTCGGCTTCTCCGGCTCGGGAGCGGGACTCGCCGCCGGCGCGGTGTTCCGCTCGAACACGCTGCGGATGCTCTCGTATTCCAGCGGCAATTCCTCCGGCAGCCCGAAGCGGTTCTTGGCATCCCAGACGGGATTGTGCGTGGTGTAGATCACGCGCTTGCCGCCCACGACCTTGTTCTTATCCATTGCCGTAGCCCCGTGGATCACCATGGTCTTATAGTTAAGGAACAGCAACAGGTCTGCCCACTCCTTCAGCATCGGTGCCACCTGCTTGGAGCACTTGAGCTCCCAGTGATCGAACGCGCCCGTGTCCTCGGGGTTCTCGACCTTCCGCAGCTGTGCGTGGGCGGTGAAGCCTACGTTAATGCCGGCATCTTGCAGCGTGGTCAGCTTGTCCAGCAGCTGTCCGAACTTCTCGCGAAGGTAGACGTAGCCCTTACCGTAACCGGCGTCCTCAATGCCCTTCCAGCCCTTTGCCGCGCACAGCGACTCGGAGCATAGGCGCTCGGCCCAGTCCGCAGTGTCAATGATCAATGTCTTTATGCTACCAAGCTGTGCGGCATCGTCCACCATCTCAAGCAGGCTGTCCCAGCTCTTCGGTCTCGGATAGCGCGGAACGTTCATATGATCCGTGCTGCCCTCTGTGTCAATGAAGATAGGGCAGGGCAGCATGCTCGCCAGTGTGCTCTTGCCGATGCCCTCCGGGCCGTAGAAGACGAACTTGACCGCCTTCGGCTTCCTGGACGTTTCGATCTGAAATTTGCTCGCCATCGTTAGAATGCTCCTTCCTTCCATTTCGGCGTTTCAGCCGGTATGTCTTTTTCTTCGGCGACCGTGCCGTCCTCGATGATTATCGAGCACTCATCGCCGGTGCTCACGCGGGTCCCGATCACCTGTAAACCCTGCGCCGCGGTCCATGCGCCGAACTCCCGCAGCGTGTCCACGTCCATCTGCTCCAGCTTGTCAACGAGAACAAACCGGCATTCAGGTTTGAGGCGGCCCACGATCGCCGTGGCGGCCCTCAGCTGCTCCGCAGAGCTCATGCAGCTCCAAGGCTGACCGCTGTATGTCAGCACGCCGTCCTGCACGCTCAGACCGGGCAGCGGCATGTCCGCGCCCTCCAGCAGCGCCGTGCGGTCGTTGCGTATGCGCTCGATCTCGCAGGTGAGCTCGTCATACTCCTCGGCCAGCGCGGCCGCCTGGTGGTCTGCGTCCGTCTTGGCAGCATTGCTCCTGACTGCGGCGTTGATCACGTCCGCCGCCTGGATCTGCTCCAGGATGGCATTCTCGTCCGCGTCGGTCAGGTCCTCAGCCAGCGCAGCGACAAGAGCCTTCTCGGTCTCTGCCAGCTCCGCCGTCAGCCGCTTGATCTCGTTCTCCGTGTCGATCTTCCGCAGCTCAAGTCGGTTAATGTACTGCCGAGCCTCGTTGTTGTGAGCGTTGATTGCCTGAGCTTCCCGCAGCTGATCTGTCAACTCAGCCACGCTGATCGGCTCCGCCGGCGCTGATGCGTCCCATGGCAGGCTTTCGGCATAGTGCTGCGCCCTGTCCCGGTCACGCCCGACCTGGAGGCGGGTATCGTACTTTGCGCGTTCATCCCGCTCCATGGCGTCAAGCTGATCCTGCAGCCCGAGCAGCCCCAGCAGGATCGAC